GGTCGGTTCAATGACCCCGCACATATCAAGAAGCTTGAGTGGATATCCAAGGAGCTGGGCGTTAACGTTGCAACTCACCTCCACTACCGTCGACCGAAGGCTGAAGCCAATTCCAGCCTGCGCAGCCCTAGCTACACGACCTTTTGCATGAGCAAGCCCGGGCCCAAGCACGAGCAAGGTTACTCGCTTAATCTGCTTACGGATGACACGGGCCGTGCCTCAGTTGCCAAGTTTCAGCGCATTGTCGACCGCAATGCCGACCCTAAGTGCGAGAAACAAGCTTATGCATTGACACTTGACATGTTACGCCAACACATGATTTACCGCTGCAAGACCCAGGACCTTGACAGGGCAGTAAGCACTACAGATATGACCCGCAGCCCCGGGTTACCCTATAGTGTTTATTGCCACACCAAGGCCCAAACCTGGCAGCTTGAGAGTTTCAAGCGTTACATGTCTACCTACTGGGACTCGCTGCTCACTGAGCCCCACGAACACGTCTACACCGTCAACTTCAAGCGCGGTGAGATAAGGCCTGTTGAGAAACACGACAAAGCTAGGGTTGTTTTCGCAGACTCTTTCCCGCGTGTACTGGCCACCAAACGCCTGATGGGTGACGTGTTCGAACAGGTCGTCGCTGGCAGCAGCTCCACCCTCGCCGGTAAAACCTGGAGCATGCTTGGCTCGTCACCTTTTTTCGGCACCTGGCACCAAATGGTCATGCAGTCCACCGGCACAGCCCACAGCATGGATGGGAGTGCCTTCGAGGCCTCCATAACCATGGACGAACACCGTGACAACACCGACCTTATGGCCAGTCTCGCACAACTCAGCGGGCCCGACTACGATCGTTGGTACAATCTCCGTCGCCAGGTTTCCAGGTCGTGGTGCATTGCACCCGACGGGACCCTGTTCCACCTCCACGGCATGAATGGTTCAGGCAACTACACCACGGCTCTTGAAAACACCATTACCAGCATCAAGCGCACTATTTACACCATCCTGCGCCAGAGATTTGTGTACAACCTGCAAGACCTGCGAAGTCTTTGCCACGCCTTCGTCCTCGGCGATGATGTCGAGCTCATTAGCCGTCCCGGGTTTGACTACGACCCCGATCGTGCCAGGTTTGACTTGGCTCTCGCCTATAGCGCCGATTACTCTCATGCCCCGCCCGGCAACATCACAACGCACAGCTTCATGGGAAGCGGGTTTGTCAAACGTGGACCCTACTGGCTGCCTGCCGGTAACGGCCCCAAGCTGCACCAATCCATGCTCAAAAATCGCGACGAGGCTCGCGACCCCTCGAAACAACGCATGGCTGCCTTGAGCGCCGTTCTCCTGTGCCATAACGTGCCCGAGTGGCGCACACACTTTCAGGACTATTGCCACTTCCTGGGTTTACAACCCCCCGCACCCGAGTGGTGCGATGAACTCTACACCGGAGTTCCCAGTCGCGCGCGCAAGCCCGTGGCGTTGGACCTGTTTGAAGTTTACTTCAAGCCTACCCGCTACTCAGAAGGCGGCTTTTTCACGGGGGTATTCCGTGAAATTGTACCGGTGCCAATACCCGACACCGGAACCAACCCATGCGGCGCTACGAGCGTAAGCGCTACGAAGACAAGCTCGCCCGCAAGCGCGAGCAATTCACTCGCTCCGTCGAAGCCAGCGCTGCCACCAGGCGGCGCGCCGGCGACGATGGCACACTTGCACGGCTCTTTGACAAAGCCACCTTTGCCATGGCCGGACCCGCAGCCCGCGCCGGCGTCGCAATGGACGCCGCCTTCCCGCGCCGTCAACCGGCTCGGACTGCGATCAAGGGTCTTTCTCCGCAAGTACGGACCACCCCTTCCCGACATGTCACAGGCGTCGGGCTTGGCGGAGGCCCCAGGCGACCCCCGCCTTCAACTGGCGGCGGCCGCCGATCACACCCGCGTGCAGCCCCAAAACAACGGAAAGGCTCACGTAAGCGACGCAGCAAAAAGGGCTCCAAGCGCATGGCATCGCCTCGTGGTGCCCCTGTCGCTTACGCTAGCAGGCCTGGCGGGACTGGCTCTTACTTCCGTGTGGCAGCCTGAAAGGGTGGTCTCGTCGTACACGGCCGGGACCGTCTCCATCCAGTCGCGCTGGGCTCGGTTACGGGAGGAACGACGGATGCGGACAACACCACAGGGAGG